GCCCGCGCGCGGGCCGCCGTCCGACGAGGGCCCGAGGGGACGAGGACGAGCATGGTCGATAAGTTCACCCTCCGCACCTACCGCGCGCTGAAGGAATGCCCGCAAGGGCAGCAGCCCGGGGAGATCTTCGAGGCGACGGAAGGCGCCGGCGACATCCTCGTGAGCGTCGGCGCCGCTGAGCGCGTCGACGAGGCGACGGCCGAGGCGCCGCGCCTGGTGCCCGCTGGCCGGCACAAGCGGCGCGATCTGCGCGCGGAGGACTGATGCCCCTGTTCGCGGCGCTGCGACGGTGGCTCGGCGGGGCGATCACGACCAAGGCGACGCCGCCGCCCGCGATGGATCTCATCACGCACGTGCCGGGTGGCTGGTGGCCCGTCATCCGCGAGAGCTTCGCCGGCGCCTGGCAACGGGGCGTCGTGGTCGGCGTGGAAGACGCGGTGACGCATCCGACCGTGTGGGCGTGCGTCACGCTCATTGCCGGCGACGTCGCGAAGTGCCGGCCGCGGCTCGTGCTCGAGGACGCCAACGACATCGAGACCGAGACGGACAACCCGGCCTACTCGCCCGTGCTGCGCCGCCCGAATCCCTATCAGAACCGCATTCAGTTCTACGAGTCGTGGGTCCTCTCGAAACTGCTGCGCGGCAACACCTACGTCCTCAAGGGCCGCGATGCCCGCGGCGTCATCACGGACCTCTACCTCCTCGACCCGCTGCGCGTGCAGCCGATGGTGACGCCGCTCGGGGACGTCTACTACGCGCTGCAGCAGGACGTGCTCGCCGGCGTGACCGAGGCCTCCGTCGTCGTGCCAGCGCGCGAGATCATTCACGACCTGATGTACCCGATCTACCACCCGCTCGTCGGCCTGTCGCCCCTCTACGCGGCCGGCCAGGTCGCGATGCAGGGGAACGAGATTCTGAGCAACGCGCGGCGGCTCTTTCGCAACGGCTCGCTCATCGGCGGGGTCATCACGACGCCGGACAAAATCAGCGCCGAGAGCAAACTGCGGATTGAAGCGCAGTGGCGAGAGTTCTATAGCGGCCCCGAGAACGTCGGCAAGATCCCCGTGCTCGCCGAAGGCATGAAGTTCGAGAAGGCCGAGCTCATGTCGGCCGTCGATGCGGAAATCATCAAGCAGCTGGAGTGGGGCGACGAAAAAATCAGCGGCGTCTACCACGTGCCGCCGTTCATGGTTGGGGTCGGTCCGCTCCCCAGCTACAACAACGTCGAGGCGCTGTGGCAGCTCTATTACGGCCAGTGCCTGCAAATCCATTTCGAATCGATCGAGCTCTGCCTGACCGAAGGCCTCGAGCTCAAGACGGGCTACGAGGTCGAGTTCGACATCGAGGCGCTCGACCGGATGGATTCGGTGCAACGGATGGAGGTCGCGACCAAGGGCGTGGTCGGCGGCATCTACAAACCGAACGACGCGCGCAAGAAGTTCAACCTGCCGCCGGTGCCGGGCGGCGACCAGGTCTATCTGCAGAAGCAGAACTGGCCGCTCGAGAAGCTCGGGACTGACCAACCCAAGCCACCGCCACCGCCGCCGCCACCGCCCCCACCGCCGCCGCCCCAGCTGTCGGTCGATCCCGACGTCTTCGCCGCCTTCTTGCAGGCGAAGCTCGCGCAGCGTCGAACTGAACGGCGCGAGGCGGCATGACCGTCGAGGAACGCCTCGCCGAGATCGTCGCCGCGGCGCTCTCCGCCGAAATCTCCGCCGAGATGGCGCCGCTCCTGGCACGGGTCGCCGCCGTCGAAGCGCGACCCACTGAGCCTGGACCACCCGGTCCGCCTGGCGCGCGCGGCGTAGACGGCTTCTCTGGGCCGCCTGGGCCGCCTGGGCACGACGGCGTGGCGGGTCGGGATGGGCAACCGGGCGTCCCCGGCCGCGACGGCGCACGCGGCGAGCGGGGCGAGAAGGGTCTGGATGGGAAGGACGGGCGCGACGGCACCCTCGAGACCCTCCGCGTCGAGCGTGTCGGCGAGCGCACGTACCAATTCGTGCACGGCGACGGCGGGTCGCCCGTGCCAGGCGGCGCGTTCGCCATTCCGTCGCAGAAACATAAAGGCCCCTTCGACGCCACCAAGGTGTACGAGACCGACGACACCGTGAGTCATCACGGCGTCTGGATCGCGTTGCGCGCGACGAGTGGCATAAAGGGCGAGCGGCCAGGGGACGCCTCTGGCGCGTGGGAGCTGATCCTGCCACGGGGCCAGAAGGGCGCCGATGGCAAGCCAGGGCCGGCCGGTCCGCGCGGGCCGGCCGGTGAGCCCGGGCCGCCGGGAAGGACCTACGCGTGACCCCGTCTGTCCCGCGCCGCTGGCCGGGCGCGACGATCGTCTGCCTCGGCGGCGGCCCCAGCCTGACGCCGGCGGACGTCGACGCGGTGCACGCGGCCGGGCTGCACACGATCGCCATCAACGACGCCTACCGGCTCGCGCCGTGGGCCGACGTGCTCTACGCGTGCGACCAGCAGTGGTGGACGTGGCACGCCGGCGTGCCATCGTTTACTGGTCCGCGCTACGCGCTCGCGGCGTCGATTCCGATCACCTGGCCCGACATCGTGGTGCTCGAGAACACCGGCTGGACAGGGCTCGAGCTCGCGCCGACGGGCCTGCGCGCCGGCCACAATAGCGGCTACCAGGCGGTCAACCTCGCCGTGCATCTCGGCGCGGCGCGGGTGCTGCTGCTCGGCTACGACCTGGGGCCTGATGGGGCGCTGACGCATTGGTTCGGCGACCACCCGAGCCTCGTGCCGTCGCCGTATGCCGAGATGCGCGCGGCCTTCGAGACGCTCGTCGCGCCGCTCGCGGCGATCGGCGTCGAGGTGCTGAACTGTTCGCGGCGGACGGCGCTGACGGCGTTCCCCTGCGTGTCGCTCGAGGACGCGCTCGCCGAGGCGACGGAGCGGGTCGCATGACGCGCGTCTTCGGGGTCGATTACCAGTTTCTCTCGTGCGGGGACGTGTTCACCGAGGGCCTGGCGCACGCGGCCGCCGACCTCGGCCTCGCCTACGCGCACGCCGACTGGGCCGCGCCCGACCTGTCATTCCAGATCGAGACCTTCGCGCCCGACCTCATCTTCGTCGTCCACGGCCGCCGCTTCGCGCAACGGTTCTATAACCTCGCGGGCTTCGGCGTGCCGACGGCCGTGTGGCTCCTCGACGAACCCTACGAGGTCGACGACACGGCGGCGTGGTCGGCGCGCTTCGACCACGTGTTCGTCAATGACGCGGCGACGCTCGACCGCCATCCGCGCGCGTCGGTGCTGCCGGTCTGCTATGACCCGCACGTCCATCACCGCGCCGGCGCCGATCGCCCGTTCGGCGTGGGCTTCATCGGTGGCGGCAACGCGCGGCGCGACCAGGTGCTCGGGGCGCTCGCGCGCGCCGGGCTCTTGCACTACGTCGTCGGCGGGGCGTGGGACGACCTGGACGTGGCGCGGCGCTGCGTGAGTCCCGGCATCATCGCGCGCGAGACGGCGCGCTACTACCAGAACACGCGGATCGTGGTGAACGTCTTCCGCGATCGGCATCACTTCAACCGCGAGGCGATCCCCGCGACCGCGATGAACCCGCGCATCTACGAGGCGCTGGCCTGCGGCGCGCTCGTCGTCAGCGAATGGCGTCCCGAGCTCGCGCGCGTGCCGGACCTGCCGACCTTCGATCGCCCGGCCGAGTGTGTCGCCATGGTGCGCACCCTGCTCGCGGCCGAGGCCGACGAGCTCGAGCGCCTGCGCGGGCGCTGCGCGGTGGCACTCGCCGACGACACCTACGCGGCGCGCCTGCAGACGGTGCTCGCCGTGACGCGCGCCGAGGTGGCGGCATGACGCCCCGCGTCACCATCGTAACGACGGTCTACGACCGCCTGGACTGCCTCGCGCGGTGTCTGCGGGCGACCACGCAGAGCGCGTGCGCCGATCACGAGCAGCTCGTCGTCTCCGACGCGCCGGGCCAGGCGCTCGAGGACGCCATCGACGGCCTGATCGCCGCGCAGGCCGATCCGCGCGTGCGGCATCTGCGCCGGACCACCCGCGCGAACGACTGGGGCATGAGTCCGGCCGCGGATGGCTTGCGCGCCGCGGCCGGCGAGTTCGTCTGCTTTCTCTCCGACGACAACGCCTATCTGCCGGACCACTTCACGCCGCTGGTCGCGGCCCTCGACGCCGACCCGGGCCTCGGTTTCGTCTACGCCTCCTGCCAGTACGCCGCCTTTCGCGAGCTCCGCATGGCGCCGCCGGCCGGGTCGCAGATCGATCTCGGCCAGCCGCTCTTCCGCACGGCGGTTCTGCGCGCCGCCTTCCCGATCGGGTTCCCGTTTCACGAATTCGCGTGGGACTGGCGGGTGATTCACCTGCTGCTGCTCACCGGCGTGCGCTGGCGCCATATCGATACGGCGTCGTTCATCTTCCGACTCGCCGCCTACCCGGAGCACCTCGAGGCGCTCCGATGACGACGCTGCACGTTTGCGCGATCGTCCGCGACGAGGGCCTCTACCTCGCGGAGTGGCTCGCGCACTACCGCGGCCAGGGCGTGACGCAGTTCTGGCTCTACGACAACGAGTCGACCGATGGCGGCCTCGAGGCGTACGACGTCGCTGACGTCGCCGACGTCCGCGTGCTGCCCTGGCCGGGCCGCGGCGTGCAGCTCGCCGCCTACGAGGACGCGCGCAGCCGCTGCCCGGCGGACTGGCTGGCGTTTCTCGACGTCGACGAGTTCTGCTACCACCCCGACGGCCGGCGCGTGCTCGACGTGGTCGCGGCGCAGGCGCCGCTCGTGGAGGCCGTCTGGGCGCCGTGGCGGATGTTCGGCTACGGCGGCCATCTCACCCGCCCGCCCGGGCCCGTCGTGCAGGCCTTCCGCGACCGCGCCGCCGACGACCATCCGCATCACGCCTACGCGCACGGCGGCAAGTCGATCGCGCGGCCGGCCCGGGTGCGCGGCTTCCGCGATCCACATCATCTCGCGCTCGCCGGTGGGGACGGCGCCCGCGTCGACGACACCGGGCTGCTCGTGAATCACTACGTGACGAAGAGCCGCGCCGAGGCGCTCATCAAGATCCAGCGGCCCCGCATCGACACCGGGCAGTATCGCGCCTGGGCGGAGGTGGACGGCGACGCGCAGACCTACGGGGCGGTGCGTGACGACCGCCTCGCGCAGCTCACCGCGGGAGTCCTCCATGCGTCCTGAGCTGCAGGACCTCCCGGCCGGCTGGTTTCATCACGGCGAGAAGATTCTCGCCCTGGTCGAGGCGCACCGGCCGCAGCTCTGCGTCGAGCTCGGGACGCACAAGGGGGCCTCGGCGATCGGGCTGACGCGGCTCGTGCGCACGTGGGGCGGGCACCTGGTCTGCGTCGACAGCTGGAATCCGGTCTTTTCCGGCGAGGTGGGCGTGCTCGGCGTCTGCGCCGCGAACCTGCAAGCGGCCGGCGTCGCGCCGTGGGTGCGGCTCATTCTCGCGACGACGGCCGAGGCCGCGGCGGCGTGGCAGGACGGGCCGATCGATTACCTCTACATCGATGCGGACCATTCGCGCGAGGGCTGCGCCGCCGACCTGGCGGCGTGGTGGCCGCACGTGCGGGACGGCGGCCTGGTCGCCGGCGACGACTACGACAACCCGGACAGCCCCGGCGTCGCCGAGGCCTGGGACGCCTTCGAGCGCACGCACGGGCAGACCTTCGATCGGTATGCGACGCCGAACACGACGCCGCTCGGGATGCGCCTGGTCTACGGGATGAAGCGATGAGGAGCCACGAGCTCGGCCTCACCGACTCGCTCGTCAGCACTGTCGCGGCCGGCTCGCCGCCGGTGCAGGCGCTGACGCTCGACTACGCCAAGCAGCACATCCGCGCGCTCGGCAGCGTCGACGACTTCCTGACCGCGGTCTACATCGACGCGGCGGCCTCCTACTTCGAGGAACAGACCGGGCGGCAGCTGCTCACCGCGACGCGCGAGGTGTGGCTCGATGCCTTTCCGGCGCTGGGCGCGAGTGGGATGGAGGCGCGCATCGAACTGCCGCGGCCGCCGCTCCAGAAGGTCCTCGACGTGCGCTACGTCAGCAGCAGCAGCGGGGCGCTGACGTCCGTCACGGGCGGGTCGCCGGCGGTACCGCTCTATACGTGGGTGGCGCCGGCCGGCGAGTACGCGCGGCGGGGCGTTGTCGAGCCGCTCTACGGCCAGAGCTGGCCGCAGGCGCAACGCCGAACGGCGGCCGTGCGCATTTCCTACGCCTGCGGGTACGGCGCCGACATGCACGCCATCCCGCCGCTCGTGCGCGGCGTGCTCTGCTACCTCGTCGCGCACTTCGACACGTTTCGCACCGCCGTCCATGAGGCCCGCCGCGGCGCGGTGCTCGAGCTCCCCTACGGCGTCAAGATGCTGCTCGACGGGTTCAAGTACACGGCCTATCCCTCGCAGCTGCTGCGCGAGATGCACTGGCCCGAGGGCCTGTCGGACAGCCTGGCCGGGGGCGCCCGATGGTAACGATCCAGATCGGGTCGCTGCGCCAGGTCGCGACGCTCGAGAACCCGGGCCCGCCGGTGATGGACGGCGACGGGAGCTACACCCAGAGCTACGTGCCCCTCAATCCGCCGACCTGGCGCTGCGCGATCGAGAAGGCGAGCGTGCAGCAGTCCGAGAAGCACTTCGCCTCGACGGTGCTCTCGCACGCGACCTATATCTTCAGCGGCCGGTTTCATCCGCAGATCTCGTCGCTGCTGCCGACCCGTATCCAGTGGACGGACCGCGCCGGCATCGTGCACACCGGGACGGTCCTCGACGTCAACGACACCGAAGGGGCCGGCGTCGAGACGGTCCTGCTCGTCACCGAGGTGGCGCAATGAGTGCCCGCGTGCGGTTTGAGGGGCTCGAGGAGCTGCGCGCCGCGCTGCGGGCGTTGCCGGCCACGCTGGTCGGCGAAGCGACGGGCCTGGTGCAGGCGGCGGCCGAGAGCGCGAAGGCCGACATCGTCGCAGCCTATCCGCGGCGCACCGGGAACTTGCGCGACCACGTCCAGGTCACGACGCCCGTCAGAAGCGCGGCCGGGGTCGTCGTCGTCCTGCGCAACACGTCGAAAGAGGCGCGGTATTTCGAGAACGGGTCGCAAGTGCGGCATACCGCCATCGGCGCCAATCGCGGATCGATGCCGCCCGGCCACGTGTTCGAGCCGCGGTACCGGAAGTGGCGGCGCCACATGTGGGAGACGCTCGCGGACCTGCTCCGCCGCGAAGGCTTGATCGTGAGCGGGACACCATGAGCCGCGCCCCTCGCGATTCGTCCGACATCGATAATGCGCTCGTCGCGTATCTCGCCTCCGACCAGGCGCTCCTCGCGCTCTGCCCGAACGGCGTCTACATCGACGAGGCGCCGCCCGGCGCGCTGCAGTTTGTCATCGTCTCGGTCGTCGACGCGGTCGACGAGGCGGTCTTCGGCGGCCGCGCGATCGAAGACATCCTCTATCTCGTCGAAGCGCGGATGCTCAGCACGACGCACGGCAACATCAAGGGCGCCGGCGCGCGGATCGACGCCCTGCTCGACGATCAGGTGCTGCCGCTCGGCTCGCCGTCGCGCGCGCCGGGCTACACGCCGATCGCGATGTTTCGCGAAACACGCCTGCCCGGCCGCACGGAAGTCGACGAGGTCGACCCGTCGCTGCGCTGGTGGCGCCGCGGCGGCCAGTATCGGCTGCAGATGGCGATCGATCCGTTTACGGCGGTGGGGCCCGCCGTCTCACAAACCGAGTCAGGGATTCCCCATAAGGTCACGACGGACACCAGAAGAGGGTACGCAGATGATCAAGACCGGACGGTACGGCACGGTGAAGTGGAACGCGGTGGCAGGCTCGCCGGTGACGCTCAAAACCATCGCCAGCCTGAATTCGTGGAAGCTGAGCCTCAAGACCACGAAGGAAGACGTCACCTGCTTCCAAGACCCTAACCACGTCTTCGTGCCGGGTATCCCTGAGATCAGCGGCAGCCTCGCCGGATTTTTCAATGGCTCCGAGCTCTCGCTGATTGCCGCCGCGGCGACCGGCACCGCGCCCGGGCAGCTCGCCCTCGGCCACAACTCCTTCGAGCCGAGCCTCGTGTTCTCCGGGCCGGCCTACATGGACGCCGACATCGACTGCACGCTCGCGGCGCCGAAACTCTCCGGGACGTTCGCCGCCGCCGGGCCGTGGACGATTCCGACCGTGCCGGTGCCCTGATCGGGGCCGGCCATGTTTCGGTCGCTTCAGCTGCACGGCCCGGCGGCGACCCTCGTGTGGGGGTATCAAACCGCCGCGGATCTGCGCGGGTGGCGCATTGTGAAGGACGCGAACGGGTGGACCTTGACCGCCACGCTCGCGTCGCTCAATGGCTACGCCTCGCGCCGGACCCCGCTCTATTTCACGGCGCCGCGCGACCAGGGACGCTGGTGCTTCCCGGTCGCCGGCGAGCTCGTCATCACCGGCACGGCGCTGACCGTGCCCCTGGCCGACCCGGAACAGTAACAGGACTGGTATGCCCTCACGCTTCGTCTCCCCGCAGACCACCACGCTCAAGCTCTCGAACGGCGACACGCTGACCGTCAAACGTCGGCTGAATTTCGGCGAACAGACGGACCAGCTCGCGGCGATGGCGAGCGCGCCGCTCCCCGGCGAAACCACCATGCGGGCCAACCCGTTCGAGATCGGGATCGCGATGGTGCTCGCCTATCTCCTCGACTGGTCGCTCACCGATGAGGACGGCGTCCACGTCGAGATTCGCGATAAACCGCGCGAAGAGGTGCGGTCCATCCTCCGGCAACTCGACCCGCTGGACTTTCAGGAAATCCGCGTCGCGGTCGAGACGCACGTCGCGGCCCAGGACCAGCTGCGGGAGGCGGAAAAAAACGGCCAGGGTGGCGGGAGCGCATTGCCAGCAACCTCGCCATCGCTCGTCGCTGTCGCTGGCGGTATGAGTGGGTCACTGAGCTAGACCCCGACATCTATCAAGTCTTGCTCGAGCAGCTGCGCGACGAAGATGCGGCGGTCGAGCGCGCGCACGATCCTGACGATCTGGGGTAGACACCAATGCCGATCTCCGGCAAGTTCGAAGCGGACTTCACGTCGTTCACCGCGGCGGTGGCGCAGGCCGAGGTGTCGCTCAAGAACTTCGAAGCCGACGGCGCGAAGGTCGAAACCCGTCTGACGAACGTCAGCAACGCCCTGTCCGGCGTCAAGGTCATCCAGCAAGCGACGATCGCGGCCGAGGCCGTCACGCGGCTCGGGGAGGCGGGCGGGACCACGGCCGGCCTTCTGAAACTCACCGACGCGGAACTCGCGCGCGTCGGCGCCACCGCGCTCGAGGCGCAAGCGAAATTCCAGGCGCTCGGCCAGACGGCGCCGGCGGCCATTCAAGAAATCGCGAAAGCCGCCACGGACCTCGCCGAGAAACAGAAAGAGGGGGGCGGGCAACTCGGCGACTTCGCCGGCGCACTCGGCGGCCTGGTCACGAAGTTTCTGACGGCCGAGGGCGCGATCGAGATCTTTAAGAAAGCCTTTGATTTCACGAAAGAGGCGGTGGCGAACGCCGCGGCGCTCGAGGATCTGAGCCGCGCGACCGGCATCACCACCGACGGGCTGCAACGGCTGTCCTATGTCGGCGCCGAATTCGGCGTGGATACCGAGACGATGGCGCGCGGCGTCGAGCAACTCTCGACGAAACTCGCGCACGGGGACAAGAACGCGACCGAGGCGGTCGAGGCGCTCGGGCTGTCGGTGAAGACGCTGATCGCGGCCGGGCCGAAAGAGGCGTTTTTAGAAGTCGCCGAGGCGGCCGGGCGCCTCGATGACCCGATGACGAAGGCGGCCACGGCGGCCGATCTGTTCGGCGGCAAGCTCGGGAAACAGCTCGTGCCGATGCTCGGGCAGTTGCGCGAGAAGATGGACGAAGTCCCCAAGGACGCGATCATCTCCGAGTCCACGATCAAATCCGCGCACGATTTCGAGGTGGAGCTCGCGCATCTCGAAACGCGCATGAAGGCGTTCACGGCGAATACCTTCGGCGTGGTCTATGCCGGCTGGCGCTCGTTGATGGGCGACGACGCCGCGGTGATTG